AATACATAGGATGAAGTCTTTCAATGTTTTCTTCAGGACCAATATTACCTACTTCAAACACACCTTCAAGACCTTTGTCAGTTGTGATGTTAGAAACGTGTGTGTAATAACCTTTTTCAAATGCTTTTTTTGCAATTGAAGCTTCATCTTTGCTAAAAGACATATCTAATTTCATTTTATGCTTTTCTACAGAATCGTGACCTTCAGCATTAATTTTATTATGCTCTGCTTCTGTAACGTGAATTTGAAAAAGTTTATATTTCATTTGTTTCTCCTTTGTTTCTAACTATATATACAGTTTATAGTAAGACGTCTTATATGTCAACCTTATTCAGCAGAAAAAAACCCTTATAAATCAAGGGTTTATAACTTTTTTTATTTTTTTTGAAAATTATTTGCCAGAATATTGGCTAAAATTGTCGTAATATAGAGCTAGTGTCGCCCATATTGCATCTGGATAAAGATTTGTGTACTTATTTCCTGTCTTTTTATAGTGTTCCCATACGGTTTTACTCATATCCATATCTTTGTATTCTTTCCAAAAACTTGTATCATCTCTATTAGATAGGCCATAGTGGTGTAATATGTAATCACTGTTTTCTTGCCATACTCTGTTGACCATTCTATTGTAAGTTTTGGCGTCATATTCGCGTTTTAAGCACTCTACAAGCGTCGTTATACTATATTGTATCATAAACAATGCATTTGATTCTAATGGGTCTATAAACCCCTGACTGAGGCCGATAGCTACTACATTATCTGACCAAGGATTCTTTAACCAATTTGGTTTCCATTTTATATTACGTGGTTTTTTACCCATCCAAGGTTTTAGGTCTTTGGTATAACCCTTGAATTCTTCTAATGCATCTTCATTGGTAATATGCTTATCACTATAAACATAACCTGTACCTATACGTGACGTTAATCCAATCTTAAATTGCCAACCATAGTTACGTGCTATACTTCTTGTGTATGGAATATGCTCATCTAATTCAAATGGACAAACCCAGGCACTATTAACCAAATGCTTTTCATTTATATCTACTTCAGTTTTGTCTTTTACAAATTGTCTACGGAAACCTGTACAATCAATATATAAATCATAACCTTCTGGTAATTCATCAAGTGTAGATATAATATGTTTTACGTTTTTACAATTTTCTTTTACTATACGACCAGCTTCTTCTGCGTGTAAATGATATGCTACTGCACTCCAACCTTTTGCATCATATAGCTCATCATTGATTTGGTGTTTTGTGACTTCACCTGCTTTATATTTTTTATACCAATTTGAAAAAACATTGTCATCATTAAACCAGAATGTAAATTTAAACTCTTCGCCGTCTGATTTATCCCAACCTTGCTTTATATTTCCGTGTTTATGTATAGCATCACATTTTGGCATCCAAGTTTCTTCTTTCATGCCAAAACTTTCAAAAAAAGTCTTGATCATAGGAAGTGTAGATTCACCCACACCCACAATTGGTATATCACTACTCTCAATTAGTGTGATATCATACTCTGGAAAGTTATGCTCTATGTAACCTGCGGCCCACCATCCAGTAGTGCCACCTCCTATAATACAAATTTTCATTTAGTAGTTTCCTATATCTTTTATTCTTTTCTTGTGTCTACCACCTTCGAACTTGGTAGTGAAAAATGCTTCGCATATTTTCTTTGCTTTATTTGTTGTAGTAAAATCTGCACCCAAACATAACACATTAGCGTCATTATGTTTACGTGCCATTTCTGCTTCTTCAGCACTTCTACAAACTACGGCTCTTACTAAAGGATGTCTGTTAGCCGCTATTGACATTCCATAACCAGATCCACAAATAAGTATACCTCTGTCATATACTTGCCAACCTGCTTCTTTTTTATCAGGTGTTGCATATTCCATTAAGAATTTCTGAACTATTCTAGGATAGTCTTCTTTCTTCTTTTTATCATATACACCTATATCGTGAAATAAGTCTATATTAAATTTAGTCATTAATTCATCATCAATTGGTATCAACCACTCTGATAAATTATCTTTTAGTTCCATTCCTCTATGGTCTGAACCCATAGATAAACTAATTGATTTCATAAGTTCTCCTATGCTATTATTTAGTGATTTGTCTTTCAAATTCACGTAAACGTTTATACACACTCAACAATTCTATTATTGTTGGCCATGCCTTTAACAGATATTGCATTGATCCTTCTACTCTACCAAATGCTCTAATAATCTGTTGCATAACACCTAGTGTTACTACGCCTGCTACGATTGCTGGTGCTAAAAATACGTATGCTGATAGGACGTTAGCTTGTAAGTATGCTATACGACCAATATTAAAATACAAATATCTTATATAACTTAAAAAGTGTATTTTTCGTACATCAGCAAATAGTTCATCTATTGTTTTTGGTCTTACATTTTCATCATCTTCTGCTATGACCAATATCTTTCTATAGGCCGCTTCTTTTTTCTGTAAATCATACTCAACTCCTACAAGTCTGAGTAACCAACCTAACGCGATTAAAAATAGTGTACCACCTACACTCCAAACTATTGCACCTGTTATCAATCCATATTCCCAATCTCCAAAAAAGAAAATAGGAATACCTATAGATAATCCAAAAAGTATCGGAACAAATTGCACCAATACCATAATTGACTCGATAAAACTTGTACCAAGTCCTTCCATAATTCTTGTAAACTTAATTGTATCTTCTTGTACCCTTTGTGAGGCACCTTCTATCTTACGTGCCTTTTCATATACCGAGTGATACCAATCTACCATTGCAGTTCTCCAACGGAATAGATAGTGTGCAGTAAAATAACTGACTGCTACTGCTATACCAACGTATATACCTGCTAGGTATATGAAACTAAACAGACTTGCCCAGTATTCACCAATAGTAATTGCATTTGGTGTAGCTAGAGCTTTCTGAATCATATCGTAGAATTCTCCAAACCATTCGTTTATTGCTACGTCAATTTTAACCTGTACCCAAAGGGAAGATAGGATAATTGCTGAGCCTAACCAGGCCCATAACAACCATTTTCGAGTTGTAAAAAATCTAAACATTTTATTATTCCTTATATTATGTGAGTATATAATATTTATCCATAATGATATTAGTTTCAAAAGGCATAAATACAACATAACAAGGAAAACCATATGCCACGATTTACACTATACAAGCCTTACAAGGGCAATGACTACAAATTCATGGACAGAACTATACGAGAGCAGTTCGATATAGGCGGTACGGCTATACACGTTCACAAGTATTTGGGTCCACAGCCTCAACAAGGTAACAATGATCCTAGTGAGCCGAATTATGGCAGTGGTTTAGAAGTAGATAATACCACAAATTATGAAGATAATCCAGAAGGCATAATTGACGAAACAAATATTCAAGATTTGCTATTCATGGAAAATAGGGATCGTAAATATGATCCCGATATTTTTGAATTACGTGGAGTCTACAACGTTAGTGACAACGATTTTGATCTAACGCAATTTGGTTTGTTCTTAACCAACGATACTCTGTTTATATCTTTCCATATTAATGATATGGTTGAGAGATTAGGCAGAAGATTAATGCCTGGTGATGTTATTGAATTACCACATCTTCGTGACGAACTATTATTAAGTAACGATAGAGATGCCGTTAATAAATTTTATGTAGTACAAGATGCCGCAAGGGGTAGTGAAGGATTTTCACAAACATGGTATCCTCATATTTGGAGAGTAAAAGTAGCACCGTTAACAGATACACAAGAATACAAAGATATACTTGGTAGTGCTAAAGATCCAGATAGTCTAAAAAATCAGATTAGTGCTTACAAGACAGAACTTAATATTAGTAATGCTATTGTAAAAAGTGCTGAAGAAGCTGATCCATTAGGTATACCACTTGCAGAACATTTATTTGGTCAAGAAGAAACTGATAACGAATACAAACATGGTGAAACTTTACAACAAGGTGACCAGTTTCCAGTTAATCCTAAAGATGGAGAATACTTTATTAGAACAGACTTTACTCCTAATAGATTATTCGTAAGACGTGGAAGCAAATGGCATAGATTATATGACAACGTTACTGAACAAACTTGGAGTGATAGAACTTATAATGCTAGTGACTTTATTAATAACAAAGCCACAACAATTATTGACGATCAAGAATTTCCAGAACGTCAGCCTCTCAGCCAAGTTATTAAACCAAAAAGTGATTTCAAAAAATGAGCCAACAATATTTTTACGATAAACAAATAAGAAGGTACATTCAACAGTTTATAAGATTGTTTAGTGGCTTTAGTGTACAAATGGGTAAGAATGAAGAATCAGGGCTTCCTGTTTTTCATAAGGTTCCTGTACGTTATGGAGACATAAACAGAATGGCGGCTCACATAACAAGAGAGAACAGTGAAAACATTATGAATACTGTTCCATTCATAAGTTGTTATGTAACCAATTTAAATTTAGTACCCGAAAGACGTACATATCAAGATCACGTTGACAAGGTTCAAGTATATGAAAAGAAATATGATCAATCCAAGGGAGAATATGTAAACGAGCGAGGTAATAGTTATACTGTAGAGCGTCATGCTCCTGTTCCTTATATAATGCAGATGAATACTGATATATGGACATCAAATACAGATCAAAAATTACAATTACTAGAACAGATGCTTGTTTTATTTAATCCTACATTAGATATTAGAACTAATGCTAGTCCTATAGACTGGACCGCATTATCACACGTAGAACTTACTAACACTACCTGGAGTACAAGAAGTGTTGGATCAAGTATTGATGATATTATTGATGTTAGTACTATGTCATTTGATATACCAGTTTATATAAATCCACCTGCAAAGGTAAAACAACAAAAACTAATTCACACAATTATAAGTGAACTTTATAACCTAGATGATGAAAATTTAGATGCATTTAGAGCTGAACAACCATTTAATAATGAAACTTTACAATATACAGTTGTAACTTACGAAGACAGAAAAGTAAAATACGAAGATGGTAAACTTCAATTGCTGAATGCAAACGGCAGTAATTTAGACGATAATGGAAATGTACTAAATTGGGCTAATGAGCTTACTCCATTTGGTAAATTAAGACCTGGCATAAGTCAGTTAAGACTTAGAAAATCAAAAGATCCAGGAGAAAAAGATGAAGATATCATAGGACGTTTAGACGAACACGTAAGTGATCCAAATTTACTTACTGTAGATATTGATCCTTCAACTTTACCTACTAATACACTAAATGCCGTAAATGCTATTTTAGATCCATCAATTAATTACCCTGGGGACGGAACGGTTCCTGCTCCTACAACCGGACAACGTTATATAATAATTAATCCTATTCCTACAACACCAATATGGGGTGGGTTAGTAGCTAACAAATATGACATAATAGAATATAACGGTACTAGTTGGACAGTTACTTTTGATAGTAGTAATGTAAGTGATACACAATACGTTACAAATTTATCAAGTAGTGATCAATTAGAATGGAATGGCACGGAATGGGTAAACAGTTATGAAGGAATTTATAATGCTGGATACTGGAGACTTTACCTGTAATTGTGACGACCCACACGATGATTGTTCACATTGGATATTAAAAATAATATGATTACAGCCGCAGGATGTATTTTCTTAAGCACCGATACAGGAAGAGTTATGCTTCAACACCGTAGTGGAGAAGTTAACCACCCTAGAACGTGGGGTTTCTTTGGTGGCAAGTCAGATACTAATGAAAAACCAATTGATACTTTGTATAGAGAAATTGAAGAAGAACTAGGATTAGTTCCTGATATTAAAAAAGTTATTCCTATCAATAAATTTACAAGTCCTAATAAAAAATTTATATACCATAGTTTTGTTGTTACTGTAGATGAAGAATTTATTCCTATATTAAATAATGAAAGTGATGGTTATTGTTGGGTTAAGATAGGTAATTGGCCAAGACCATTACACCCAGGTGCTAAGATACAATGTAATTCAAAACAATTTGTTAAGAAAGTTAAGACTGTATACGAACAACACTCTAAGAAGTTATAATACCCATCTTTTTTCTACTAAACATATCATCTAAAAAAGCATTATAAACTTCTGCTTTATCATTTTTATGTATTTTATCAAAATCTGGGTCAAGTTCAATTACTTCTGATATAGTTCTTATATCTGTAGATAAACCCAATTCAGTTACTGCTTCTTTCCAACCAGTATAACGTTTTAATTTAAAGAAATCTTTTATATTACTATTTTCTATGCCAATTTGTTGCATCATTCTTTCGTCATTAACATACCAAGTATAGTTCGGAAAGTATATATCCCAACCACCTACATGATGCCACCATTCAAAACATTCTTTATCTTCTTCAAAAAATGACCACATAGTGGCTTTTGGAAACATTTGTTTTAGTTGTGGTAGATGATATGCAAACCAGTGACTTTTAATAATCTTCTTTCCACTATCCCAATCTTTAAATGGCTTTTTAAATTCTTGTAACACTTCTTCTTTAGATAGTGTGTTAAGTTTATCAAATTTATGTCCATATTGATTATGTGGTCCCCAATAGGCACCTCTGTGCCAACCAATTACTTTACCTTGAGCATCTCTCTTCTCATAAACACGTCTGGCCGTATTATCACTTATATTAATTTCTTTACATATGAGACTTAACAAACGTATCACTCCACTCCATCTTGATCCTGGAGCTCCTGTTACTATAATTAAGTCTTCACCTTGATACATTATAAGTCCTCTAAATCTTGTAAGTGTGTGTCCAATGCGGTAGTTGATAATTGTAATTCAATAATGTACAATATTAAACTTATACCAAATGCAATTAAACTGCCAACAAACATAGTAGCAAACATAAACATATCATTTGTATAAACAAAATACATCGCTACCAAGTTAGCAATAAATGCTATCGATGCCAATGTTGATGTGGCTTTGTTTAATCTTAATCTTTTTTTTAAGATATCAATTTGCTTTAGATATCTATTTGTTTCCTTATCTTTCTTTGTTAACTTTTTATGCATCAGTTCATCATGTATTTTTCTAATGAGTGATGCCATTGACATATACCTGTTACCAAATGATATCATCATTAACGGTATTGCAGGAAATAAGGCCGCTGGTAATAAAAATGCGTTATCCATTGTTTAATTCTTCTATAATCTTATTGGTTAAATATTCGTGTGTTTTTGGTCCTGGGTGTGTTTGATCTCTACCTAAGTCTATCATTTCTTCTTGTGTATAATATATTGATTTAATATCTTTTGGTTCATAATCATAAAACCAATGTTTTCTTCTTTCATTTGGTTGTAACATAAAGTACTTCGAATTAGGAAATTTTTGTTTTAATGCTAGTTCAAACATTTTAAATATTTTACCATTACTGTTTTTAAATGTTTCTCTGACTTCTTTTATTATTTTTTTATCTTTTTCTTTTGGTATCCAATAACGCATAAGCCAATTAGTGTCATTTATACCCCAGAAGTCATTTAGTATTATATATTTTGGATCTAAATTTGTCAAGTCAAATAATTTATCTGCCATGTCAGTAAGTGTATCAAAGTCACTTAAATTAAAATGATTTAAACCAAGTCTTTTTGAAACCAAATATGGTATTGATAATTTATATGGAACACCAGTACCTAATAATAGACTCGATCCTGCAAATAATATTCCTACATTGGTTAAATCATCAGGTCCTCTATACCCATACTTATTCCATTCATAACTGAAGTCTAATTTAGGATCGTTTTCCCAATCAAGTTCTTGTATAGCACCATGCGTAAAATGATCTGATCCACCTTCTCCTACTTTACACCTATTTCCAGTATCGTGCCTTCCGTAATACTTTGTAATAGTATTTGGTTCTCTTATTTGTTTTTCTGGTCTTAGTGTTTGTTTATAATAATATCGTGGATCTTGTTTATCTGGAAAGTCTTTTTCTATGGTCATACTTTTATAATTCTGTTAGGGTCTGGGTTATCAATCATATGTTGTACTTTTTCACTTACAAATCCTGTGAACTGAAATGTTACTCTTGGAGTAAATCCAAAATTGGCTGTACCATGAGGCATATTACACCAATCATAAGTTATACAAGTACCTGCTTTATATCCTTGATGGTAGGTATTACCAAATTGCCATACATGACCATAATCCCAATCTTGTAAGTGAACTAGGAATCTTCTTAATTTTAAAGGATTTTTATCTGCACCTGCATCAGTCCAAACTTTACGCCAACCTGGTCTTGCATATCTCATTTGTTGATCAATATGTATAGGAGTAACTTGCCCTAATTTTTGTATATGCATTCTTGACTGGTGAACTTCTACTTCTAGTTCGTCAATTATTCTCAATAGTATTGCATATTCTGGAGCAGGATTACGTTGAGCATAATAATTCTCCTCACCTTCTTTAAATCTACTTCTCACTACCATGTCATGATACATACTGCTTACATCATCTTTACCAGATGCATTTAAAACGTCTTGTATCTCGCCATCATGTAGGTCTTTATCTTGTTTACTTAAATTTCTATTTCTATAGTTTCCTATAGTCATTTCTTTTGAATTTTCTATTGCGTATCTAACTGCTGGTTCAAAATCTCCCTCAAATCTACAAGGTACAACAAATGTTTCTTCATTAGGATCACCAAATGGATTAAAATGCCAATTAGCACGTAACTTATTATGTTCCCATCTACTTGGAACTCCATCTACTTTAAAGATGTTGTCCATAGTTTTATGTTTTTCCATCTGCTCATCACTATACATTACTTTTTCGTATGATTCATCTTCTTGCGTCACACCTTCTTGTTTTTTATGATCAGCTTTTTTAACTGCGTCAACTAAATCGTCAATTTTTTCTCCACTATACTAATTTT